AGAAAAAGAACAAAATGGTCGTTCGGGCTGGTTGTGCCACCCCATTGAATTGTCAATGTTCGTTGTGCGCTGGAGGGGTTGCTGGCGTAAAGCCAAACTTCATCAAGGGTTGTAGCAACAGTTGGACCTGTATGGATAACGGTTCCAGCAGATGCTGTCGCAGCCACCAAAATTGGTCTCCCATCTGTTGAACCGCTAAGGATTTCTTTTGTAAAAGTAGCCATAATGTTTCCTAACTAAAAACTTGCACTTCAATAACGTTCGCAATCGCAGCCGCCCCCTGCGCACCCTGTGCACCCTGCGGTCCTTGAGGACCTTGCGCACCTTGGCTGCCTGTCGCCCCTGTCGCTCCAGTCAATCCAGTCGGACCCGTAGCGCCCGTTGCGCCAACGCCTGTCGGGCCTGTCGGGCCTGTAGGACCTGTAGGACCATCTCCGCCTTGAACGCCAGTTGCACCAGTTGGGCCAATAGCGCCTGTTGCGCCAGCAGGGCCAGTAGCACCAGTATCACCTGTTATGCCAGTCGGACCAGTTGCGCCCGTATCCCCTTGAACGCCTGTAGCGCCAGTTGCTCCGATACTTCCCTGTACACCAGTTGCACCAGTAGCACCTACTGCACCTTCTGGACCTGTAGCTCCTTGTGGACCTGTTGCGCCAGCTGGACCAACGTCTCCCTGTGGTCCAGTCGGACCAGTAGCACCAGTGTCGCCCTGTAGGCCAGTTTCTCCAGTAGCTCCGACACTGCCTTGAACTCCCGTAGGTCCTGTAGCACCGACTGGACCAGTTGCACCAGTAAGGCCAGTAGCACCCTCCGGTCCTGTCGCACCAGTTACACCCGTGGCACCGGCTGGACCTTGAATTCCAACCGCGCCAGAAAGATTTACTTCCCATGTTGAATATGTTCCTGAACCGTCAGAATCAGTAATCTGGGCAACCATCACTCCAGTAGAAGGGTTATATGAATCAACTTCTGCATGTATGTGATTTGAAATGTCATACGAAATCAAAACAGTTTGATTCGTTGAGTAAGATAACCCTGTACCAACAGTAAGGGTTAAAGAACCACTGGCTGCGATAGTTAAAGATGTAGTTGATGTTGTTGCGTATTTATCGCCAGCAAGACCAGTTGCGCCAGTTGCGCCAGTAGGACCAGTCGGACCAGTCGCACCAGTGTCTCCTGTTACACCAGTGGGACCAGTATCTCCTGTAGCGCCAACGGGTCCAGTTGCGCCAGTAGCACCAGGAAGCCCACTCGCTCCAGTGGCACCAATATCGCCTTGATTCCCCTGTGGTCCTGTTGCACCAGTAGGGCCTGTCGCACCAGCAGGTCCAGTTGCTCCAGTTAATCCAGTGGGGCCAGTATCTCCTGTTGCACCAGCAGGACCAGTTGCTCCTGTAGCTCCTACCGAACCGCTCGGACCAGTAGCACCGACATCGCCTTGTAAACCTGTTGGTCCAGTGGGTCCAGTCGCTCCAGTGGGACCAACTACCTGAGAGTTCTCCCAAATACCAGTAGAGGAGTTATAACGAAGGACATCGCCGTTTGCGCGTGTCGAAGGGTTGATATAAACATCATGAAGTTCATCTAGTTCGTAACCATTTTGTGTCGCAACATAAACGATGCCGTTGTTCGTCGCGCGGACAACTACGCCAATAAAAACCAAATGGTCCGGAGATGTCGGTTTTGTCTTTGTAAATGCTCCATCATCCCCAAGCCACAAAACATCGCCAGCGGAATATCCTGTAGAAAGGTCAATCCCGTCTACATATCCACGAGTGACTACTGGACCGTTTTGAGAGGCAGCAATATTTGCAGCGACCAAACCAACAGTTTTAGAAGAAGTCGTATCAGAGTCGTTGTCTGCTCTTTTTACAGTTGCATGGTCACCTGTTGCTCCATAAAGATAAACAGCAGTACCAGTTGTAAGCGTCGTTGTCTCGGCGTTTCGCACATACGAAACAACAGAAGCGTGCTTATTGACCCAGTTTGTTCCGTCATAAACAAGCGATTGAAATTCTTCTGCAGATGTGATTACAACATCGGTTAACAGGTTTATTTCACCAGCAGGTCCTGTTGGTCCTGTTGCGCCCTGTGGACCAGTTGCGCCCGTTGCGCCGACTGCTCCTTCTGGACCCGTAGCGCCGGTTGCTCCGGTTGCTCCGGTTGCTCCTATTTCTGCAATTAACGTCCAGAACGTTCCTTCAACTGGAGTGTCGCCAGTGTTGCCTCCATTTGCGTCTATGCGATACCAAGTTTCTCCGCCATATGTGGCCACATCCCCAACCGCGTAAGAAGAACCAACATTGTAAGCACCAGTGAAGTTCCATAAAGCGCTAGCGCCTGTTGGCCCTGTTGGACCTGTTGCCCCAGTTAATCCAGTTGCACCAGTTGCACCAGTTGCACCAGTTGCGCCGTCTGAACCCACATAACCCGGCAAGCCACTTGGTCCAGTAGCTCCCGTCGCGCCATCTGCACCAGTTGCTCCAGTTGGACCAACTGCGCCCGTTGGCCCCTCTGGTCCGGTTGCCCCAGTGTCACCCGTTAATCCGGTTGGACCAGTCTCTCCCTGCAGGCCAGTTGCTCCAGTTTGACCAGTTGGGCCCACATCGCCTTGCGGTCCAGTTGCTCCAGTTGCTCCAGATGCACCAATGTCTCCTTGCGGTCCAGTCGGACCAGTAGCGCCTTCTGGTCCAGTTGGACCGAGGCCACCTTGCGGGCCAGTTGCCCCAGTAGCCCCAGTAGCCCCAGTCGCCCCCTGGGGACCGGTCGGCCCTGTTGGTCCATCAAAACCCGGCGGACCGTTTACGCCTTCTGGGCCAGTTGCACCTGTTGCTCCCTCGGGTCCAGTCGCACCTGTTGCGCCAGCAGGGCCAGTTGCGCCAGTAGCTCCAGTTGGGCCAGCATCGCCCGTATAGGGAACAAACTTCGCACCGTCGAATCTAAGTATCTGACCAGAAGAAGCACCTGATGTGTCAACTTCAATCCCGTCAACATAAAGAGCGGGGACTTTTAGTGTGTCGTCAGTTTTAAGGACATTGGCTTCGTCGCGATAGAGGTTTACGTCTCCAACAGCCGTGCCGTCACCCCAGACAAGTCTTCCACCTGCTTGAACCTGAAGCCTTGCGTATGTTTCGCCGTCTACAAAAATCGTGAGCCCATCAGAACCGGCAGATGAAAGCTGCTTAATCGTGATTGGGGTTACAAATTTTTGAGCCATGACCTCGGTCGTTTCTCTAGTTTAAAGCCCCTCAGGGCTAGGCATTAAGCCTTTTTGCCGAATGCTGTATCTTTGGGGTTCAGGTAGCGAAGCACAACTGGGAGTGCTGCCGCCCAAAGAGCATTTGCTGCCAGCTTAATATCGCTAGTCGCTGCGTAAGTGGCAACTGCTGCGCCCAATACGCTTCTTGCGTATGATGCAAGCATTGCTTTTTGTTCTGCTGTAATTTTCATATTATTCCTAACCTGTAACAACTATTGTGTAGTCATTTGCTGAAATTGTTCCATTGAGGACCACTGAAATCGTGTTTCCGTTTGAGCGGGTGATGTCACCAAAAACAGTTGCGCCAGTTGCAACTTCATAGATTTGAACCATCACGTCTGTGGTGCCGAAGTTGTGCGTAACTGTTGTGGTGGAGACGCCTGCGGCCGACGCGGCACAGCCTTGCTTGGATATTCTCGCTATAACCGGCGTGCTTGTTGTTAGCCCGGAAGCGGATGTTTCAGCGAGATTTGTACGAGCCCCAGAAGCGGTGCTTGAACCAGTACCACCATCTGCCACAGCAACGTCTACGCCATTCCACGTACCGGTGGTAATTGTTCCAAGAGTAGTAATCGTGTTTTGGCCGACATATGTTGATGCAATGTCAACTGCGTTTGCGGTAACAGTAATACGGTCGGTTGTCCCACCCACATTGAGAGTGTTGCCGTCTTTTGTGAGACCGTCACCAGCGATTACTTGGCCAGCACCTGAGAATTGAACCCAAGTCATTGGGTCTGTGCCAACATTGATTGCTCCGTTGCTCGAAACAACCCAGCCGGAGTCTGCGTTTACAGAACCTTCTTCAACGAAGGTGAATGTTCCGCCAGATACTTCTCCAGTGTCAGCTGTGCCGTTAGCGTCTGTAGCGCGTACTGCTGCACCGGTTGCTTGGACAACGTAGATACCGTTTTGCGATGCTGTTGACTGGTTTTTAACAAGAACGCGGTCACCAGCTACAAGGGTAACGCTTGTATCAAGGGTATCGCCAGCTTCAAGTTCTGTAGAAAGATTAACTTCTACTGTTGTCGCAACACGGACTGACTTCTTAACATCAAGGCCTTGGCGGGCGGCATCTACATAACCTTTAGTTGCGGCATGCGCAGCATCTGTTGGAGTCGCGACCTTAATATTGCCGTTTGCGTCACGCTTGACCAGCTTTGAGGCTGTGGCATCCGAGGTAGCATCAGTAAGGTCGTTCCAGAAAGCGCTAGAAAGCAAACCGGCGCTGTCTGTGTCAGCGAGGTTTAGAGTGAGAGTTACCTGTCCGTTTGATTCCGAAATGGTAATAGCGTCCGTATGGGTTCCACCAGATTGGACATTGTGAAGCATCTTGCGCCATGCGGAGCCTGAGTACACCTTGATAGTGTCTTCAGTGCTGTTATAAATCATCCGACCTTCGAAGTTGTTCGAAGATGGGTCTGTTGCTACAACCTCGAACCTTCCGTTGAGAATCTGGTTCTGGTTGAGGTCAAGATTTGTTAAAAACTTGGTTGCCATGGTCCTGCCTTATGTCAAGTATGCGAATCCGGAAAAGGGAGCTGTGAAGCTAACGGTTATTTGTGATGTACTGTTATATGTTACCTCACCTATAACGTAGGTATCAGCAGAATCAACTATTACCACTACTGGCTTTCCACCAAGCGTATGTGTGATTACCCAAGTTGCAGATGGTGTCGACTGGGCATATACAAATCGACGCGTATTGCCAGCAGCGCCACCAGTGCGAACAATTACTTGGTTCGGCGCTTCTTGGTCAATTAATACCTGATTAGGGGTATCTTGATAAACGTTGACATTGTTAGGGACGGTATTGCTCATCGCGTTACCTCTTGCGACAAGGTAAACGTTCCTTGTATCACCCGTGATACATTCCCGCCGCCATCTTCGATTTCAAGGTCATAAACGCCACTGGAAGTGAGGGAACCAGTTTGAGCATCGCTCATCACGATGGTTATTTTCCCCTCATCGCCGTCTATTTCTATTCCCTCGTTTTCTGTGGTCAACTCAATCATTACCGCAGAAGAGTCAATAGTTCTCCTAACCTGCATTCGTGCAGTATGACCCGTTAGGTCATAAACTTCGTAAACCGAAGGGTCATCAGGAGAGGGTGCCTGAAGTTCGAGTACGCGGACAAACGTAGTTCCCTGCTCGCACAGAATGTTATACGTTCCGGATATCACGGCTTTTTCTCCATTAATATATTGTAGATTAAGGTTCTTGGCTTGATTAGCCAATAACTTCTTGACATTATTCGAATTCGCCTGGATAGGAACATTCCCCCGACATAATTATGTCAGATGCATATTCGAGCATGCCGTTCGCAAGCCAGGGACTCATTCCAGAAGAAACTGAAACAGACAGCTCGCTCGCTTCATTTCCTGCCACTTCCGCGATAATTATAAAATTTGTCACCAATCTGGAAGGCAATATGTCGCGTATCAGGTGTTCAAATTGTTCCCTTAGGGCTTGCTCTTCGTTGTCAAACACTAAATGACTCCTTGCCGTTTTTAACTATGCCGTCATGACATGCGTTAGCAAAACACCTACAGGTTTAGCTCTTTGCACTGCTTCCATGACTAAAACAGAGCTTTCTCCTATTTTTGTTTCATCAGCGCCTAGTGTTTCATACCATGGCGTTTGAATTTCTATTTCGAACGGATTCGTAGAGTAGTCATAATCCAGGTTCACAGTTTTGTTTCCGATGAGCATCAGCTTTACTGAATCTTCAATTGCTGATGTTGTTCCGGCATTGAACCCAAACGACCCTGTGGACACTTGCCAATCAAGTAAATCTCTTTGTACTTCAAGGTCGAAAACAGGAGGATTCAAAGATGAGTAAGATGTAATTCTTAATGTGTCGGCACTGTTTAGTTCTGAGCTGTTTAGGACAAAAGCATCAGTTTCCTCTTCCGTTGAGGATGTAAAGCGTGTAACCGGTTTTGTTCCAACAAATTTTGCCAACCAGAGCAAATCTGACACTTGCGCTGCGCGTGGGTTGACGAGCGTGCTTAGTGTATTAATGGACTGTTCGTCTTTCCCGTCTTGGGCATCAAGGTAGGACATGTCGAGTGTTTTGTTTATAACGGAATCTAAACCAACAGTACAGACATCTATAAATCTCATTAATGGCATGTCGATTGGTTCTGTAATGGAAAAATCGTCTTCAAGCATGAACTGAGGTAGAAGAGAAGCCACTTTGCCCAACGCTGTGCTTTCGTTAGCAAACTCCATTTGCGGGACAAAAACCGGACTCGAAAAATAAGCTGTTTCTGATTGGTTTTTTTCGATGCTAATGGTTATTTTTACAGCGGGAGTTGAAGAGTCAAAAACATCAGTAAGCACTCTCACTATTGACCACTGAGGGGAGGCAACTCCTTCAGCATTGATAGAAGGGCTAGATGCATTAATTACGAAGCTATATATAGATGCAATAGATAGTGTTGAAACGTCTTCAACAGATACATCTACCAGTCCGCCATTTGGTATTTTTATAGCAAAAGTAAAAACTGCGGCGGAGTTGTTTAGAGATTCGTCTCCAGGAAGTGGTTCTATGTAAATAGAGTTATTTAATCCGCCGCCAATTTCTATTTGTCTACAGTTGAGTCTAGGTAATAGTTCGGTCGGACCTCCATCGCTTATAACTGTAGATGCGCCAGCAGACCAAGAACTAAGATTGTTGATGCTGTGTAATGTAAAAGCATCGCCCACCAACCTATTAGTAATCACGAAACAGTCACTTCCACTGTTGCTCTAGGAAGACTTCCCTTGTAAACCATTTGCAATCCTGTTACTGCAGAGCCTGATGTGGTCTCTAGGATTACTAGCTCGTTGCCTGGGGATACGTACGTATAATCTCCAAATTCGGGTATGGTCGCTGTAACGGAGTTGACATATGCTACGCCTTCAACAGAATTGGCCCTAACAACAAGGTCAAATAGTCGTACAGACGGATTCCAGTTAGGCCAGTTAGCCGGAGAAACAAAAGATTCAAGTTCTTCAGCAACGTTTGTCACAACGCTTGCGGCAGAGTACTCGCTGTCTACTGATATATCAACAGAAAACGAAGCATCGCATACAAGAGCATCAAGTATCACAAATGACAACCCGGCAACTATTCTTGCGGAAACATCTTGCGTAATCGAAGTTTTAACAGTGTCAGAAATTGGATTTCCGTCGTCGTCGCAAAGAACTATTACGAAATATCCAGCTGCAGGTTCTGATAAGTCGTTTCGAAGCCTAAATAGGTCAATGAACGCTCCATCTACGTCTATCTCGCCTGGAGGTGCTTCATAAGCATTCCTAGTAAACGTAAAAGCAGTTGCAGTAGAAGCAGTTGTATTATAAACACCGGAAATTAAATAATTTTTTTCCGCAGTGACAGTGCTTGTGTTTATAACCCTTGTGTAGTCAGAAAACGTAGAATCAGATATAAAATCAGCAGTCGTGTTGCCTACTGCCGGCCCGGAATTAGTACCAGTTAGCGCTCCAGGGGCAAAAGTTGCATCGAAATCAACAACTGGATTGCACAGGTCGTAAACCTTGCATCTATGCACGTCTGGGTATTGGGTGATTATGAATTCTTCAATTTGTGTTGCAGTAACGAGAGAGGAGCTCAAGGAAGCTAGATGAGACGTTGCTCGTGCAAAGTATTCGTCATCAGTCTCTGGTTCATCACCCTGCTGAACTAAAGCCGTAGTCACACAAGAAAGAACTGTTGCGTTTGGCTGAACTATCACCAACTCTGTTCCAGAAAGTAGTGTTGGGATAACGCCCGATATTTCGCATGTTAGGGTAGCCGTCACTACAGAGTCGCCAACTCCTGCTGTCACTTGAGATGTTGTCCTAAATGGGTATTGGACGGTTTCTTCTCCCACTACTGCTTCGTATACAACGAAGAAATCAACAGGAACTGTTTCTCCGTCGTTGGACAACGTAAATTCAACTTCTACTGTAGAAAATGTTGCCTCATACCTAATTACACCCATTAGCTGGAGTATTCCCTCCATAAGACCATGGGGAATTCTGTTGATTGCAGCAATGTTGAGAGAACCTATTAGCGCGCATGCCTGAAGTATCGAGTCTTCTACTGTTCCAACTCTCGGGGTGAACTCTGGTAAAGCTAGACGAGCGTACTCTACTGAATCGTCATAGATGTCTGCGGCGTCTCTATCATCAATCGATAAGTCAATATATTGGGAGAAGTCTGGTGAAGCCATGTTTAATCCTCAAATTTCACGTTTAGACGAATGGCTCCAGATGCGCTTCCACGAGCGTCAACAGAAACATCAGAAATTTTTATGTCTGGCCAAAAAGTGTTCATATTTCTCAAAAATTCTGAATTAAAGAAAACATTAAAACTCGGGTCTGTAATACCAAATGTTGGCTCCATCGGCATTTCTCCGATGTTAGTCCTAACCAGTATTGCCACAGCTTGAGATTTGTACTCGTCCGTGTTTTCGGGTATGACAACAGCACGGCCCCTGCTGAATGATAATGGAAATTTTAGAGTGTCCATGCGTTACCTGCCAATATTCATTTTATAACAGTTTGCCCATCTAGGCGGTCTGTTTTGCCACCACAACGACATCATCTAGCTTTGCATCCAAGAATGCAACAAGAACCTTGTCTCCAGCCTCAATTTCCGATTCTGTAAAAACAGAACATGGCCCTATGGTTTGGGTGGGATTTACTGTCGGAATAACTATAAAAAGTTTCCCATTAGCAGCAACTCTTGACACTTTTGCAATATGAACCCCAACCCGAAAAGGGGCTCCGCTTGAACCTCGAGATGAGCTCGTAAATCTTGATAGAGGGTCGTTAATCATTTATAAAATTCCTATGCTTCTCTGGCCCAAAGACACTGGCGAAGTTGCCGCCAAGCTCGTTATGGGTTTTCCTTTTTGAGTAAGTGGCTCTAATGGTGTACGGAAAGAAACCTGTGCAGACTCTGGAGAACCTTCCGTGAACGAAACAGATGTAATCAAATACGCGCCAAAAAAATAATCAGGTTTAGGTCCCACTATAACTGTATGCCCAGGACGTAATTGTCCACCATTGGGCATCTGTACACGGCATGAGCCCGTAGCGGCTAGAGGGTCGTTGTCTGACGTTTCAAATTGCGGCCATGTTTCTAGCCTGAAACCAAATCTGTCAACCAAATGACGAGAATATTTAATTCCAGTTTGTTCTGCTATACCAGCTTTTTCTAATTCAAATTGCGACACAGGTCCGTCGTTTCCTGGAAGATGCAGCAACGGTGTGTATTTTCTTATGAGGGACTTTCCGCCGCTACGCACAAGCGCTTCTATGAGCCCAAATCTCCACATTAAATATTCGTGTTGTGCATAAAAAAGTATGCCGTCAACTTCAAAACAGACGTATTGATTTGAGCCTGCTGTTCTGTTTAAAACATTCCAAACAGATTCTTCTTGGTCTCCGCTTTTTGCATTAAATTGAGATTTAGTTTTAGCTGTTTTTTGACCTACGAATCCAAGGTTGTATTTTATTGCAGCATTTCTAGCGTAATCATACCCTGAGTTGCCTTTAACAGAACCACGTTTTTTGTCTCTTTTCATCTGCTGTACGGCACGACTGCAAATTGAAATACTTACTTCTGGTGAGCCTGATTGCCCTGGTCCGCAGGATATGTCTGCTATCTCGTAACTTCGTCCTCTGTATTCAACCAGCCTTCGTGGAACAAAATAATTGTTGTCCATCATTAAAAAATTTTCATCTCGTATGGTTAAGGTCACGGCAGATGTTAGGTCCATGTTGTATTGGACCCTAACGCTTAATAAGTTGTCATAAAAATACTGCTGTGCTGTGGCGTCTGCAATATCCGGAAGGCGAATAATGCCAGCAAAAGGTGGTGTTCCTTTTCCGGATTTGAGTAAAGTTTCAACTGGCTGCCAAGCTCTTGACAAGGCTGCTTCAGATGGCTCTTTATAAAATTTCTTATAGTATGTGTCCTGTTGTTTGGACAACATTTTAGCGGCGATTCTTGCTTCTTTCGATGTCGCAAATTTGCCAAGATGCTGCCCAGTTGCTTGGTATTCTTTTATTGCTTCCTCGGAAGAAACTATTGTCGGCCTGTTTGCTCTAAGAACAACCCTTGGTATTAGTACGTGTTTACCACCAAGAAATACGGATATTGACAACAAGGTGGATACTGTCTTGTCAGCATTCTCAACAACTGGTCTCGAAAATAAATCAATATTTCCCGTATACCAACTTAAAGACTCATTATCTGAATACTGAAAAGTTGCGTCAACCAGCTGTTTGTCTCTAAGAAATTCGGTCTCAATGCTTCTGACGGCCCATGACTTATATGCTTTTTCTAAAGCTGTAGCGTATTTTGTTGCTGCAGCATTGCTTTTAAAAATGCCCAAATGCAAACCTGTAGCAGTATATGCATCTCTTGCTTGCTTGTCAGTTACAGCGTTTCCATCCGCATCAAATCTTGGGACAACAATATAATGTTTCGTTTTTGAACTAAATGAATACATTGCGGAGCCGTTATAAACTGGACCAGTAACCATTAGGGCTACCGGATTTAATCCTTGTACGGTTTTGCCGAGGCGCTTAATAAATCTAGAAGACAAATTAATAGTCCCATAAGACCATATCGACGAAGCAGTTATTCTGGCAGCTTTAGCTGTTATGTAAACATTTGGCGGAGTGGTAATCATGTAACTCCTGCCTATCTAGGCGGCTGTAGCTCTTTAATTAACCAGTCCGGAATATCTATATAAGACGGAGTACCCAGCTGTCTACGCAATGTTGCCACAGAGTATGGATAGCCAGGTATGCCGTTTGCTAAGTTCGCCCTAATTTTTTGCTGCAATAGACCCCTAAGAACTTCAAGGCTAGCTCTACCCCCAGAACCCCCTCCTCCTGTTCTTCTGTCGGTCTTGTTCAATTTGTCTGGCACACCATACCTGAACCTTGGAAGAAGAATAAACCGTTGTCTGAGGTTTTTGTACTCAATGCAGGATATCGAGCATGTTCCCGCAACGGCCTTACCGGTAGCGTCGTCGCGAGTCAGTGTGAATTTCATGTCGTCGATATACCAAGAATTTAACTGAATGCTAGGTGACATGTTTTCAAACGCAACTGGTATGCCAAGGTCAGCTATTGTCTGCAAACGTAATATTTGGTCTTCAATAGGATTACTGAAACCGTCATAGTAAGAGAAATTAGAATTTGTTGTAGTAAATTCGGGTTGCCGAAGTGTTGGATTTGCCCTGTTGTCGCTCAGGTACTCATCCGTAGTTTCACGTAAGTTGAATCGCGTTGGTCTACGAACAATGGTTGTTGATGCTGTTACTTTTTTGACAAGAGCGAACTCAAAAGATAAGCGCCTTAGTTTTCCACCATTTATATCTGGGATTGGTATTGAGTATGGGCGCTTAAGCTCACTAATATCTGCTCCAAATCCTTCTAGCTGAAACTGCGTAGGAGGAGCTTGAAAAGTGTATGACAATTTTGTTCCCGAAATGGTGTACATAACCCTGTCTTGCGTAGCCTGGAATGTCCATTGTTTGGAACTATTATCTAAAATTGGGCTGGGATTATTACTGTCAATGTTGTACTCGCGCCCAGTGATGCTTATTCCTCTTGGCATTACATTCTCCTACGATTCTGACGCTGTAGAGCAATAATCTTCTGTACAACTTCATCTGCTGTTTCTCTAGCGCTTCCAGACTCTACAACAGTTATGTTAAAGCTGTCCCCGCCATATGTTGGGCTTGCGCCTCCAGATGCACCCATCGAAACTGGCGATGTGCGGTCACCCATCGGGCCAATCGGTGGAACAACATGTAGGTGTCTTTCTCCGCCGACACCATGGAACTCAGCGAATCCACCAGCGTCATTGATGAACTTGGAATACTGACCAAGGTTGTCTCCGGTCAAGTCATATGCTCTGCCTGTTGCGTGGTCTGAACTGGGAGAACCTAGACCCCATTCGCGCCACGAAGAGGTAATCATTCTCTTGCCTGGGAGCATTCCGTTAAACCGTGAATGCGCACCCATTGTTGCGCGCAATGCCTTACTGGTAGATGTGTCACCAACTTTTATGTTTCTTTGTCTCCCGGTGTACCAACCTGGACCACTAGGTCCAGAAGCATTGTATACTGCGTTGGGATGGCCGGCTGGTGGAGTCATTCCTGCTGGGGCTCCTCCTCCCATGCCGCTAGGAGCCGAATTCCACCAGGGCGGAGCGTTCTGCCACCATTGAGGTTCTCCAGAAATGCTTGAAAGCCCATCCGTAAATGCTGCGAGCATCTGGTTGTATATTTCTTTTGCGCCCGCAGTCATCGCATCAAGGGTTTCTTGGGTTGTTTGTCCTGTTTTTAGTTTGGACATACTTTCTCCGCCTAGCACAGCGCCGTATCTGCCTTCTGTCTCAACCGTCTGGCCAGTGTACGAAGCTATTCTTCTTGCCGCACCAATTCGTGTTCCAACACCCTTAAATAGCGTTCCAGCTTTTATTTCTTTTTCGAGCTGGAACAGTTTTGTTTGGGCATTGGTGTCGCCAGATTCAGCTTTCGTAATTAGGCTACTGATACCAGTTTGAAGCATTTCAGTAGCAGCTGCAGCATCTTTAAATCCTATGTTTTTAGCGACTAACTGGCTTCCTATATTCGTAGCAAATTCTTTTGAAATACCAGAACGCTCTTCAGTCAACTGTTCTCCGACGAGACCCTTGAATTTTTCATCTTGTGCTGCCCCAGCTAGGGCCCCAGTAAATATGTTTCCAGTCTTGAAGTTTTCTGACCTTGCTAAAAATGCTCCAACTCCAGCTTCTCCGCCCGTTAACTGTTCGAGGTCTATGTATTTTTGGTAGTAATCAATGAATGCTTCGGTCGATGCGTCTCCGCCTAAAATTCTGCTTCTTGCAGAATTAAGGGCATCTTGCATTTCCTCACTTTCCAAGTACTTTGTCAAAACGTCTGTCGACTCAATAGTGATGTCTCTTAAGGCTTGATTTATCTGCTTAGCGGTTTTCACCATGCCGGCTCCGAGTTTGCCAATCAAGTCCGTTAGCTTGATTGTTGGGTCAAACAAGTTGACGTTCATTTCGGCTGCTAGCTTCATGATTTCATCTGACGACATACCTGTAGCAAGTTGCAAGCCGCTCATTGCGTTGTCAAATTGGTCGAACATTGGCGTTACAGCCTGCTCTATGTCTGTCGCTTCTTTCTTTAGGCGACTAACTGCCTGCTTACCAGTTCCTCCGCTAGACATAAGTTTTGCGTCTTCTTTAGAGATAATTCCAGCTTTAACAAAGTTGTCCAAAGCTGTACTACGAGCACCTTTGTCCATTTTCTCAAAGTCTGTAACAAATTTTCTAAAATCTTTTACTGTCTGACGCCCGCCAGCCGCTGTACCGGTCTTTAAAGCGCCAGCAAGAGTGTTTACGGTTACGTCAACGAGTTTTGAATCCGCAATCGCAGTCGCTGCTTTCCTGGCCATTTTGTCTTTGTTTCGTTTGGCTGAGAAAAACCCAACGACTGCACCAACGCCGGCACCAACAGCTGCGCCTACTGGACCGCCAAGCATTCCACCAATTGCAGCGCCAGAAGCAGCACCAGCACCCATACCACCCTTATATGTTCGTGCATTTAGGGCCGTACCAGCTAAACCCACTCCAAGACCCAAAGCAGGAGAGAACGGCATCAACATAGCGCCGGTGCTCATCCATTTTTGAGCCGACTCGTCGCCAAACATTTTTTGACCCATGCCGCTTTCAAGGAACATTCCGGTTCCTATGGAGGCCAGCATTCCTCCGCCCATCATGGAAGTTTTCATTTTTGCGGCATTCATGAAAGCTTTGCCTTTGCCCATTGGCTTACCCTTGTTAAAAGCGCGCTGAGCCATGTCTGGGTCCATCCCCTGGTTCATTGCTTCCTGCATGATGGCACCGGGTGTTGCGCCAGGACCTAAGTTTGAAGCTATTTGCCTAAGTTGAGCGTTAGCATTTTGCACTTGAAAAGCGTTAGTACGCATTGCAGCGCCAGTCAAAAATCCACCCAAACGTGTTTTTGGTGTCTTGCCAATCATTTGCTGACCAGCAGGCGAGGGGCCGAACATAAAGTTCATTGCGTTTGTACCCATTGCCCTCATGCGAGTCATCGGCGCTCCACTAGCACCTCCTGGACCTACTGCTCCAGATATCCCCGGCGGTGTCGGGGGACCATGTTGAACACCATATCCATATGCTGCTCCAGGGTTTATGCCGGGAAGGAAGGGTCCAATTCTTCCCATGACTTTTCCAGAAGCATTTTTTGCAGCGTCGAATAAGGCTCTAGCCTTAAATCTTGCCGAGTAGTTAGACCTCATTGTTTGGCCTAAACTCGTGCCTCCCATCGGTTGTCCAGGCGAAACGCCCGCTTGACCAAGGAATGGACCATGCATACGAGACATGACTTTATTTATTTGGTCTGGTCTTCTCGGGTCTTCAGGGTGAGGTGTTCCAAACCTTTGAAGGTGGGCATTAAAGTCGCCTATCCGTGCGGCTAGCGCTCTTCCTCTCTCAACACTTTCGGCGCGTGCGGCAGTTACTACTTTGGCATTACCGCCTCTACCGTACTCAATTCCCAGTCCGGCTCTAGCTCCACCGCGAGCCTGACCCACATCTGTACTTCTAGTTCCTGCCCCAACCCTGCCGTTGGTAACTACCAGATTTCCGTTTGCGTCTCTTTGAAGGGGACCGCTTGCCTCAAGCCCGCCATATGGGGTTACGTAACCCTTGGCTCCCGGGCTGACGGGGGAAAGCCTGCGCTGCGCAGGCATGGAGTTAGCAACAAACGTAGGTACAAGTTGACCATTTGGCCCTACTGGCAACATCTGGACTGTTCCACCAGCGGTGGAGACGCCGAATTGATTTCCTGCAGCTACACCAGCAGTAGAAACAAATGAACTACTACCATAACTCCTATCACCAGTACTTCTTCCACCCCTACTGCCTCGGCCGCCGCCACCGCCACCTCCTCCGGGGAACTTTCCGTTTACAACGACTGTTCCGGCATTAACTGTTGCTTGAGCTGCGTTTACTCCCGCCATCCCAGCAGCACCACCCATGCCGCTATTGCCCATTGCACCGGCAAGCTTGTATGGAGATGCTGCTGAAAAGTTCGGACTGTTGGATATCGCGGTGCTCATACCAGCCGCCATTGCAGCAGCGTTACGGCGCTCATACCTTTCTGAGCGACGACCTTTAAGCGCATAGCGAGTCATTGCGGCAACGGCCATGGTTCCACCAATTGGGCCGAGTTGGGCCATGAGACCAATAACCCCCGCTATTTGCCTGAATAGAATAGCAATAGCATCAACAACCTGCGTAATGACTGGAAGGGCAGTCGTAAAAGCCCTTCTCACAGCGTTGCCGATGTCGAAGAAACCGTCAACGACATTCTTAAGGGCATCGCCAAATGCCAAAAAGTCTTCTTTGTTGTTTTTTGCTAAGTCAGCAAAAGCTTGGGCGTTTTGGCCAATTCTCCTAAATACTTGAACAAGTGGCTCGCCAAACATTTTGATTACAACAGAGCCTCCGTCGCGCATTGATTCCAACATGTCTCTAGCATCTTTAAAATCATTTACGAATGCTTCGAAAAAGTCACCAGTGCGTTTCCACCATCCAGCTGCTGCTGGAAGGAATTCCCTAAATAGTTTTATGGCAAATTCTTCAGTTTTCTCCGAAAGTTTTTCCAAAGAACCAAGTAGTCCACCGCGACCAAAGTTGATTATGTCTCCGCGGACCATTCTAAAAGAACGGGTAAGGCCTTGAAAAATACTATTAAAAGTCTTTTTTACTGGCTCAAGCAGATACCTACCCGCATCAGCAAGCTCAACAAACGCTCTGGTTAGATAGGACTTCAGCTGTGCAATAAGGGTTTGGTTTATCGTTTTGCCAAAACCTTCAACGCCAGCATCTTTAGCCAACTTCCCTGACTCTAAAGCTTTTAGGAGACTAGAAGCGCTTCCATATTTTTTAGCTGCTTTTTCAAATTCAGGACCTATTTGTTTTGCTAACTGAGTAGTCTCATCGCTAAAACCTTTGTTCTTTTTGAGTAGAGAAATATATTCAGCGGCAGCAGCCATGCTCTTATCTCTATTGAGTCCTGTTCCAAAGTCAGCCATCATCTGGAGCTGCTTAACTGCCTGAGGGTCAAGTTTGGCGTTTTTACTAAAAGCTGCGTAGGCTTGGTTCAGTGTCGTCATGCCGTAGGACGCAAGGGTTGAATTCACTTGAAGCATCCGCAGCGCATCAGCCGATTGAGATAATGCACTCCCAAGAGCTGCTGATTCTTTGTACCTAAAAGAATATGCCGCAGCGTTGAACTCTTGGAACGCTGCCGCTGCTGTTATTGCTGCAGCGCCCGCCGCCGCCACGGCCCCAGCAAGACCCTGCATGCCCCAGTTGTAGACTTTCATAGCGGCGTTGCCTATAGCAAATGCTGCGTTCACGCTGACTAAGGCTGCTGTTACAGCAAGAAACTCAATACCCAAACCAACAACTAGATACATTATTTTTCTAGCGTGTTTGATAAAAGTTAGGTTTGCTCCATTCAGGCGAGCCATAGTCCCAGTCATGGCTCCCATGCGAGCGTTGAGGTCACCCATTCTTGCGTTTAAACGCTGGGTGTCGTTAGCAAGGGTTCTTTGGGCACGGCCAAGAGCGGTGAGGCGAGCTGCTGTTGCCTCAATCTGCTCCGTGTTCTTCGTGTCGACGTCGAGAACAATATTTATACGACTGTCAGCAGCCACTTATACCCCAAATATGCTCAATATCCTTGAGCTTTACGCTCGGCAGCGGCGCGGTCCGCCTCAATAACTTTAGCACATGAGACGCGTATTATCCATTCCTGTTCGCTGCAATTGAGCAACTGTATTGGGTCTGTGCCGAACAGTTCCCCTAGACGAGCGGCCGTCGCTATTCGGCCGTCCTCCGTCAATTCATCTAGGAGTGTTTCGTAGGGTTTTCGGTTTGTTCTACCGTGTCGCCGTATCCTGCGGCATCAATAATTGCCAAGGCGGCAGCTTCAACGTGCGGGTCAAGACCAAAAAACGCCATCACTGCGTCAGGGAGTGCTCGTGCAGCGCCTGTCATCTTGAGGATTGAAGGAGAGGCAAATCCGAGCGACTTTCCATCCTCAAACACTTCTTCACCATTGAGGTAAATGCCGCGAGTCGTGTGGCCAATAACTTGACAAGCAAACTTTGTGGCGTCAATACCGTTTTTGGTTTCCGAGCCGGAGTTTTTTTGCCATGCTTTTAGCTGCTGCTGCGTGATGTTTGGGCTAATCACAAGTTGAACGCCCGGGCGTTCTGGGACATTAATAAATATCTCAGGGCGCATGACTTTCTTGCTCACGACAGCCTTGAGTTGCTCAAGAACATTGTCTGTGTCTACTTCATCAGCGAACGAAGGGGCGCTAATGTTTTCATCGAGTGGTTCGTATAGATTGCTCATGCACGTCACACTAGCACCATATCTGTGGCGCTAGTGGATGTTAATAGTTATTGTGTCGGAGCGCCCGAGATAGCGAATGTAAGAGCGAATGTTGCTGGCGCACCAGATGATGCGTCACCCTCTGGTTCGGAAAGTCCGACAAGGAGCGCCTTGGCGTAAATGCGCTCTGACTGAGAGTTTTTGAGGTCACAGTCGGTGTCGTAAATCTTGATTTCGTAGTATGCGCGGCCAACTTTGGTACGCGCATCCTTCAATACGGTTCTGAGGCTAGAATCGTAGTGCTTTGTCAGTGTGATGTCACCCACCTCGGATGGTGCGCAGAGCGTCTCCGGGAAAGGATTTCCGCCTGTGTATATTTTTTCCACTGACGCTGTAATCTCGCCACCAGAAACTTGTGCAAAATATCCACTCAGGGTAGGCCCTGTAACATCACCACCAGTGAGTGGTGTGATTTCTGCAATAATTTGCCTCTGAGCCAACTTTGAAGTTGTCATTTGCTATTCCTCCGTTATACCAATGTTGAAGTTAAATTGGACTTTGTTATTTCGACTTCTATGCGGTCACCCACAGAACTGACGCGAGCGCCAACTTTTGCCTTGATAACTCCTGTAGCCAACTGTGTAAGCGGGTTAATCGCATCGTTGACCTGGACTGTGTAACCAGGGTCAATCTGCTTGCCGTTGGCGTCAAATGCTTCATAAAAGCCACCGCCAATACGAATTCTTTCCATAATTCCAGTAAGCGTTGCTGCGACTCTGGAGAAAGTGGAACGACGTCCGTCGATTGGCAAAAACAGTAGAGCCTCTAGAGCGATTTCTGCTTCGTAGACCACCTGGTTAAGAA